GCTGATTTGACTATTACACGCATTAGCGTTTCTACGTATGCAACAATACCAAACAAGTTACAACAGGCGCGACCGATTCAAGTATGGATCCAGCGGTTATCTGGTGAGACAAATCCTACAAATGCTGTGCTTGATGGTGCTATCACCTCTACGGCAACAACGATCACGCTTAACACGGTGGTTGGACTAGCTGGATCTGGGTTTATCCGGTTAGGTACAGAAGATATTTACTACACATACGTATCAGGGAATACCCTTGGTGGTGTATATCGTGGGCAGAATAACACTATAGCCGCTGCTCAAGCAGATGGTACTGCGGTGTTTGTGCCTCAACTTCCTTCGGTGACTGTTTGGCCTACGCCAGATAACAGCACACCTTACCAATTTGTTTACTATCGACTGCGTAGAGTACAAGATGCTGGCGCTGGTGTAGAAACTGCTGACATGAACTTCCGCTTTCTTCCCTGCTTGGTAGCTGGTTTGGCGTACCACATTGCTATTAAAGTGCCTGAATTGATGCCTCGTATTCAGATGCTTAAACAGATTTACGACGAAACCTTTGAGATTGCCGCAGGTGAAGACCGCGAGAAAGCAGCGATTAGGTTTGTTCCTCGTCAGATGTTTATTGGTAGCACGTAATGGGAAATAGGTTTGCATCCGGCAAGATAGCGATTGCTGAATGTGATCGCTGTGGGCAACAGTATCAATTGAAGGCGCTTAAAACTGAGATCATTAAGCAGCGTAAATATCAGTTGCTGGTATGTCCAGAATGCTGGGATCCAGATCAGCCACAGTTGATGTTAGGAACGTTTCCTGTGGACGATCCACAAGCTTTGCGTAACCCACGTAAAGACACAACGTATGTTACTTCAGGCGTTAATGCTTCTGGTAATTTATCAGGGGGTTCTCGGAACATTCAATGGGGCTGGGCACCTGTAGGCGGGGCTAGTTTAAATGATGCAGGATTGACACCAAACTACTTGGTGGCAACGACATTTGTTGGTACAGTTACAGTATCTTAAGGAGCTTAAAATGGCATATACAAAATCAGCCGATGGAATCGTTAAAAAAGGTAAGACTGATGTTCAAGTCTTTCCTACAAGCGGCCCATCCCAGAAAGAAATGAAGGGCGGAACAGGTAAGGGTAAGGGTAAAACTAACTCTGACATGAAGACTATGGGTCGTAACTTGGCAAAGATTGCCGCACAGAAACGAGGTTAATCATGGCTACATTTAGCAAAAAATTAATGGGTAAAGAAGTTGGCGATGCCAAGGTCTATTCCACGCCACACACAATGACTGGCAAAGTTGTTAAAGCTACTGACAACCCCGGTTCTGGCCCTGACCACAGTGATGCCAATACAGTCAATATGTCTGTAGGTAACATTAATCGTCGTCCTGCACCAGCAACTAAAACAACTGGTATCAAGATGCGTGGCGCAGGCGCGGCGACTAAAGGTGTTATGTCACGAGGCCCAATGGCATAAACGATGGCACTGACTTACGCCCAACTTGTGGCTGCGGTAGTTGACTACACGCAGAACACGTTTGAAACGACCACGATCAATACAATGATCAAGCAGGCGGAGCAACGCATCTATAACACGGTGCAGATTGCTAACTTGCGTAAGAACGTAACGGGCGTATTAGCAAATGGTAATAAGTACTTGGCTTGTCCAGAAGATTTTCTTTCGACATACAGCCTTGCTATTTACCCATACAACGCAACAACTGCTACTGGCACATCGGCTCAAAAGACTATTGTTGTAGCCAGTGCAACAGGTATTGCGGTGGGACAGCAAGTCACTGGTACAAACATTGGAACTAACGCTATTGTTCGCAGTATCAGTGGCACAACAATTACTTTAACTGTAGCTAATAGCGGAACAGTAAATGGCGCTGTAGTATTTCAAGGCGACTATCTGTATCTTTTGAATAAAGATGTGAACTTCATTCGTGAAGCGTATCCATTGAGTGCGGTGGCATCTGAGCCTAAACACTATGCTATCTTTGGCCCTCAGTCAGCTAATGTGAATGAGTTGTCATTTATTCTTGGCCCTACGCCAAATGCCAACTATTACGCAGAACTTCATTACTACTATTATCCAGAATCTATTGTTACCGCTTTGACTACATGGTTGGGTGATAACTTTGACTCTGCATTGCTGTATGGCACTTTGTGTGAGGCAGGAACATACATGAAGAGTGCACCAGAAGATGGTATGTACAAGCTTTATCAAGAGCGTTATGTTCAAGCTATTGCACTTCTTAAGAACTTGGGTGATGGTAAGCAACGTGCAGATGCTTATCGTGATGGTCAGGTTAGGGTTGCAGTATCATGAGTAGCATTGTCCAAACCCAAACGACTAGCTTTAAAACAGAGCTATATACAGGCGTTCATAACCTATCTACTAATACGTTAAAGATTGCCTTGTATACGGCTAATGCTGATTTAAACGAAGCTACCACTGTTTATTCTTCTGTAAATGAAGTTAGTGGGGGTGGTTATACTCTTGGCGGCGTAACGCTTACAGGCGTAACCATTAGCTCTTCTGGGTATACGGCTTATGTAGACTTTGCAGATGTGGTGTTTAACGCATCGGTGACGGCTCGTTGTGCTTTGATCTACAACGTTACTCAGGGTAACAAATCCATTGCTGTGTTGGACTTTGGGTCTGACAAAACATCTACCAATTTCACCATCACAATGCCTGCAAACACAGCAACAGCAGCATTGATCCGTTCTTCTAATTAAGGAGTCACTATGACTATTGACAGAATCACCGCAACTGACAAAGTGGAAGCGGCTACCAAATACAACACTATGCCTTCTGATACCATGGGTATTGGCGGTCATTACACCGCTGTTTGCTATAGCGTAGACGGCTTTGTTAAATGGACTGATGAGATTGACAACATTGTCACAACCGTTGGTCGTAACTTTACGTTAAATACCGCTTTTGGCAACACTGCTGGCGGCGCAGTTGTGATGGGTTTAAAAGGTACAGGCACGGCGATAGCGGCTGATACACAATCTTCTCACTCAACATGGTTAGAGGTTGGGGGTGCTAACCTTCCAACTTACTCTGGCAGTCGCCCTACACCCGCGTTTAGCGCGGCTTCTGCTGGTAGTAAAGCGACTTCATCTGCGGTGTCTTTTGCTATAACAGGCACGGGTACAGTAGCGGGCTGCTTTATTAACATAGGCGGTAGCGCAACTAAAGATGACACAACTGGAACACTGTTTTCGGCTGGTGATTTTTCTAGTTCTAAAGCTGTTGTTAGCGGCGACACCATTGCTGTAACTTACACTGCTACGTTAACAGCAACGTAAAATGGCATACGGCTGGGGTGACAATACTTGGGGTGAATTTGGTTGGGGTGGTATTACCACTTACGCCGAGTCCGTTACCGAGTCAGCCGCCATAGCTGATGCCCAGACTACTCAAACAGCTTTTAATGAGAGCGTTACTGAGACTGCGGCTTATACAGAAGTACAGATTGGCGGTCTTTTAGTTTCAGCCAGCATTGCAGAGTCAATGTCTGTTGCGTCTGCGGAAGAGGCTACAGTAGCGTTTGTTGGAAGTGTTTTTGAGAGCGCGGCAATAAGTACTACGGAATTAGCCAATACTACATTCCCGGTTTCTTTAACTGAAACGGCGGCTTATACCGAAGATCAGTTAGTTGCAGCAACTTTTGTTTTCAGTAGAACAGAGTCTGCGGCGTACACGGAAGAGCAAGCTGTAGCTGCCACATTTGCACTTAGTAGGACTGAAACAGCTTCTATTGCGGATACTAACGAGGCAATAACAGCTTATACAACCAGTGTGAGCGAAAATGCGGCAATAAGTACAACCGACACCGGAAACGCTACCTTCCCTGTGGCTATTGAAGAAATAGCTAGTATTGCCACGGTTGAGCAGGCTGTAGCTTTGTTTGTAGCTGATATTACAGAGTCTATTGCTGTAGCGGAAGTGGCTCTTGCTACGTTGATTATGACCATTACTGAGTCGATGTCGGCTCAAGACAGCACCACGGTAGGTACGTATTACATTGACAGTTTGAGTGAATCTTTTGCTATCGGTGATAATTCAGCGGCAGCTACGAGCTATGGTTTAAGCCGAACGGAAACAATGGCAATTACGGATGCAAATAGCGGTCGAAATTTGTGGGAAGTAATTGATGACACCGAGGTCGCAAACTGGCAAAATATCAGCAATCCACAAACACCGGTTTGGACTGCTGTTGACAATACAGAATCACCCGGTTGGACACAAATTTCTACTTAGTAGGAGAATTAAATGGCAAACACATCGCTAATTGGACTAACCCTCCCAGTACAAGGAACTCTATCCGGTAGCTGGGGTAATACGGTTAACAACGCGATCTCCCAGATTGTGGACGTTGCAGTAGCTGGCACACAGACAATTACGGTTGATACAGACATTAACTTGGCGGTTACAGTAGGTAGTGATGCAAGTACAGGTCTAACAGCCAATAGCTCTCAGTACGCAGTTCTCCTGTGTACAGGCGCACGTACAGCACTGCGGTTTATCAATACTCCAAAGCAAAGTAAAATTTATGTTGTTATCAACGATACAACAGGCGGCTTCTCCGTTACAGTGCGCGGTGGCCCTACATCCCCTACGACTGGTGTAACCGTACCGGCTGGTGGTCGGGCAATTATTGCGTGGGATGGTGGTCTTGCTACACCTGACTTTGTTAACGTAGGTGGCGGCTCTGCGGCAGGTTCTAACACTCAGCTTCAATTTAATAGTGCTGGCGCGTTTGGTGCATCAGCCAATCTGACATGGGATGGCTCTAATGTTCAAGTTGGCGCACAAGGTGATGTGCGGTTTGCTGATACTGACAGCAGTAACTACATTGCCCTCCACGCCCCATCGGTTGTTGCCGCTAACGTAACTTTTACACTGCCCGGCACAGATGGTACAAGTGGTCAAGTAATGACTACGAATGGTTCTGGTGCTTTGAGTTTTGCAACAGTATCCAGCCCAGCACAAGCCAGCGGCGCATTGATTGTTAACACTACCACTGTAGGCGTAAACTATACTGTACCTACAGGTTCTAACGCATTCTCGGTTGGGCCAATCACAATTTCAAGCGGATACGCTATTACTGTTTCTTCCGGCCAACGCTGGGTTGTTTTATAAGGAAATACCATGAGTACGATTTCAGCAGGAACAACATCAGGCACGGCGCTAGTAAGCACCGGCAATACCGCAGGTACGCTGGTCTTCCAAACAAACGGAACCACAACGGCGTTAACGCTGGGCACAGACCAATCAGCAACTTTTGTTGGCGCTGTTACCGCACCTAGCTTTTCTGGGACTTCTTCTACAGCTACCAATTTGGCTGGCGGTTTTGCTGGTAACGTCCCTTACCAATCGGCTCCCGGCACAACGGGTATGGTTGCGGCTGGCTCATCTGGTCAACTTTTGCAATCAAACGGTACTTCGGCTCCTACTTGGGTAACGCCAAGTTTTGGTGCAATGGTCTTAGCGGCATCAGCTACAGCCAGTAGCTCATCTGAAATTGTATTTACTAGCTTGTCAAGTTCTTATCGTGCTTATATGCTTGAGTACGACTCAGTTTATGTAAGTTCTAATGGTGAAGGTATAACATGTCGAGTATCAACCGATAACGGGGGTAGTTATTTAACTTCAGGATACACCAGAGCGTTAGTAAAATATTCGTCAGCAGGTGGTTCCATAGCTGTAAATGGGTCTAGTGGTGATAGCCTTTTTTACATTGGTTCGCTTGATGGGTTTTCCAATTCATCTTCTAACACAGGTAGTGGAATACTTTACTTTTTTGCCCCAAATACTGGAAGTTCACCTTTTTGCATTACCGAGCATACTGTAACCCGCAATACAAGCAGTGTTAATGAATTTGTAACAGGTTCAATGTTCAATACATCAACTACAGCAATAAACGCATTTAAATTATATACTGGTGTGGGAACAATTACTGCTGGTAATTTTAGGCTTTACGGACTTGTCAACGCTTAATTGGGCATTACTATGACACAACACACACATAAAATTGTTAACGGAATTCAAGTTAATTTAACGCCTGAAGAAATTTCTCAGATTGAAGCTGAAGAAGCTAACTGGCTTGCTGGTGCTGACATTCGAAAAGCCGTTAAAGTGCGTGAACAACGTAACGAAAAATTAGCCGCAACAGATTGGACACAAGCCGCTGATGTGCCGCAATCTATTAAAGACAATTATGCGTCTTATCGTCAAGCGTTGCGGGACGTACCATCACAATCAGGCTTTCCTAATCAAGTTGTTTGGCCTACTCAGGAGTAAATCATGGCAATAGTTATTGATGGTAACAACACCCCCACGGCTGGTGGAATAGGCTACGGAGATGGGACTGAGCTTGCGTTTACTACGGCTGGGACTTCTGGTCGGCCTGTAGTTTCGGGTGGTGCTGGAGCGCCTACGTTCCGCCCCTACACATTGCCAGCCGCAGACGGTTCAGCAAGTCAAGTATTACAAACTGACGGAGCAGGCGCGTTAAGTTTTGCTACGGTAGGTGGTGGTTTTTCTCAAGCGCAGATTTTTACGGGTTCTGGTTCATTCACTGTTCCCGCTTCAGGAAAATTCAAAGTAACAATTATTGG